CCTGATGGAACTGATCCACGAACACGCACCCACAAATCAGTAAACATTGCGGTAATGCGCTGAGACATTTCTTCAACTAAAAACTTAACCAACTCATAATAGACAGGATACATAACATCATCCTTCTTATAGTAGTTCAACAAGTTGGAAAAGTAAAGCTGAATAAGAATCTCTTTAACAGAAATATCAAGAGAAGTGAAATCAGCCTCCCAGACCCTCTTCTGGCCATTATCAAAAGCCTGAAGGAGTTTAGCAACATGGTCTCCACCGCCGAAGGCATGTGAAGAACCGATCCGAATACAATCGCCACGTTCAGCTAAATGAGCAACTTTAGAAACAAGTCGTTCAATAATGATATAGTGAAGATTAGGAATAATGAACATCCGACACTTCTTTTGCCATGCCGCATATGCTTCTTCGCTCAGACGATGTACAAACGACCATAAGTGTTCTAGCTTAGGAGAAACTTTCCAGGTAACACATGGACGTGTTCCTTCTCTGAGCATAGTCTCTAGATCTCGAAGGGTCGCCTCTAGTAGCTCATATTTCTTGCCACTAGGGGAACATTTAACCTGATCAATACCATCCTTACGAACAAAGGAGTCTCCATTATTAAGTCCGCCTGCAGAACCAAGATACATGGTAGAAACCTCTTTCCTCAAGTCACACTTTATCGACTGAGTACCAAAAAGGCTCATCGTGTTCATGGAATAATATAGACGATCCATGGCCGGCTGGATAAAGTCATCCAGAGAGCGTATTCGATCAGTTATTCCTGAATTAAACGAAAATTTTGACATCACCTCTACTAGCTTGGCAGACAAGTTCTTTGTAGCGGAGATATACGGAAGTCGCCCATTCTCCAGTCCATAGGCAAATCGATAGTTGGACAATTCGCGAAGACAGAGTGCTTGCAGAGTAGGTACCTCAAGCGTACACTTTATCACCTCTGCATGGACTACATCATTCCACTCTGTATCAGAGATCATAATCTGAGGCTTATGATCATACTGAGTTTCCCAGTACTCCCGATCCGACGCTTTGATCAGCGGCTCAATATCTGGAGAAGGAAGATATTGCTTATCCTCAAACCCAAAAGTATAGGGAAATGGGCCAGTCACTTGGCTCATGTTAGGAGAAGCAGCTACCATCTTTTCAAGCTGATGATACGTACTATCACGATGTCGACGAACTGGGACTCCAGAAACCAAGTCCCATTCCTGCGATGCCATATTAGAAAGCTTTTCAGCCATCTCCCGATCAGATGAACGAACCGTACCCTCATATCGAGGAATAGTGATATGATAGTCTTGGGTAACTATATCGATACCCGAAAAGGTCCAATCACACTCACATTCTCTACGATTACAATCAATCGTTGAATGGACGGATCTGAAAAATTTATTTGTATGTATTCGTCCCTTGTAGTACAACCAGGACAACATCTGGTCGCGCTTACAGTTTTTTCTGACGTACTCTTGCAAATAATATTCGTACCCTTGTAACACTTGCGTGATTTTTGGATCGGAGCACTT